ACACAATAAAATGTGATGATTGTGGAAATTATCTATTTATTACTTCACACATAATAAAGAGAATATCTGCAATCCTATCACCCACCGGACAAGAAGCACTCGTTCCGATCCAAGTATACTCATGTGGCCAATGCGGAAAAGTCCCAAAGGTATTTTTAGAAGGTAGTGGAATAGAAGAAGAGCCTAAAGATGATTCACTTTCCAGATTAGATTTGTAGATGACCAAAACAAAAACACTGTTTGACCACATAAATCATATAACAGGAAAACAAACAAAAGGTTATTGGGATACGCTCAATGATAAAGAAAAGAAAAATTGGTCCAATTATATGGTTCACCGTTTTCTATCTATGAATATGAATTGGACATCAATAAATGATTAAATTTAAACCGGATTTAATAAATTATAAAGAAGTTGACATTATACCAGAAATAAATCAAGTTTTTGAATTAGATGAAGAAAAATTAAAACGGGCTCTAGATGAATTTCAAGTAGAATTGAATTGGGAAGATATGTGGTCGATGGAAGATGCAAAACAACGATTAAAAGATGGATGGTATTTTAATATTTTAGAAATAAATAATAAAATCGTGGGGTGGGTTTGGTTTAATATCATAGAAAATGAACTTTGTAATTTATATGTACATAAAGATTATAGAAATACGGGATATGGAGAGCAATTAATATATTCAATTACAAATTTGGTAAATAAGAAGAAAATTGATATTTATAGTATGGTAGATGGGTGGAATATAAAAAGCATAAATGTATTTAAAAAATGTAATTGGGAAGAAATTAAATGAAATTAAATTATTTTAGTTTTAATAATTATAGTAGTTCTATTGTAACTCAGTCTTTGCAAGCTGCCGCTCCCTTTTTAACAGGAAGTAATCCTGAATATTGGTCGGGAAAGGGTGATAATTATGGAGTAATTGCCGGAGATGTTAGTGATGTGGTTGGTGGTCTATGGGAAGTTGATTCAACTATTGATACCACAAAATTTAATGATGAATTTTTGAAGATTCTGATGAAAAAACTTGGTGGTACATTAGAAAAAAATAATCTATCCAGTGAAGAATTACAACTACTTATTAGTAGAGGAAAGAAAAGGTTAGAAGATGAAGAATGGTTGTTAAAAGGAAACAATGAAAACTTTATTTGAAAATATAATATAGTGATAAAATAAATTAAATTTTAAGATAAAACATTAATAGTTATATATATGAAAACAAAAACACTGTTTGACCACATAAATCATATAACAGGAAAACAAACAAAAGGTTATTGGGATACGCTCAATGATAAAGAAAAGAAAAATTGGTCTAATTATATGGTACATCGCTTCCTATCTATGAAAATGGAATGGGTAGATATAGTAAATGAGTTCCAAAAATATAATTTAAGACCACAAGAGTTATACAAGTTATATACCAATATATTACCAAAGGGTAAGCAATGGTTGAAATACACAAAAGGTAAAAAGAGTATGAAACATCCAAAATGGTTATTAGAAATAGTAGCAAAGTACTATGAATCAAGTCTTAAAGAAGCACACGAATATTTAGAAGTATTCTATGCAACCGAACAGAACAAGGCAAATCTCAAAACTATTCTCCAGAAATACGGAGCGGATACAAAAGAACTGAAAAAACTGAACCTACCGTGAGCCGAACAAATTACTCAACACTCGGTAATTTTTTCGAGTTTGATGAAGATGATTTAGAGTTTGAGAGAGTTACAAATAATATAGATACAGTAGATATTGATTACGGCGTAGAAGTCATTTTCAAGTATTATAGAAAACACGGTTTCCCTCACTACAAAATACGAGAAGATGAGAAGCATTCTCATATGAGAAAACTGCGTAAATTCGACACAACCACTATATTTGAGGACAAGAAAATCATCCAGACTATGCATGCTCTACGGTTAGCCTGGTCCTACTTCCCATATTTTTGGGAAATTCAATGTGGGAACTCTATGAAATCCCCAATGGAAACTTTCAATGATGATAAGAAGTTCAAGGCAACAATCAAAAAGTGTTGGACCTGGCAAATAAAACATTGGAGTGGTGAGGGAATACGGACCCATAATAAGTTTCACGAAAACAGATTACGTCAGTCAATAAAAATTTATACAGGTACACAATCAGTATCTAATTTTAGACCAACAGCTGCAAAGATGATTTATGAAAAATACGGTGGAGAAGTCATTAGGGATTTTAGCTCTGGATGGGGCGGCAGACTATTGGGGTTCTTAGCATCATCAAATACCAAACATTATATTGGTACTGAACCATCCACCAGAGCATACGAAGGTCTATTAGAAATGAAAAAAGATTTTTCGTATTTAGGGAAAAAAGTTGATATATATAAGTGTGGGTCAGAAACATACAGAACAGATCCTGATATATTAGATTTAGTTTTTACATCACCACCATATTTCGACACTGAGAAATATAGTGATGAACCAACACAAAGTTATATAAAATTTCCTACATTAGACAGCTGGGTAAATGAATTTTTATTTCAATCATTTGAAAATGGTTATTACGGATTAAAGGATGAGAAGTATATGATTATTAATATAGCAAATACATCAAAACATAAAACAATAGTGGGAAGTACAATTAAAGTTGCGGAAAGGGTCGGCTTCACTCACGTAGATACAATACAATTAACTCTTTCATCAGTTATGGGGAAAGGTATGAAACTGGAGCCTTGCCTAATTTTTCAAAAATAAATGAATAAAATAACTTCATTTTTTTACTTTAGTTATATTTATTATAGGAGATGATAAGTGGGAAGAATAAAGAAACATATTACGGTAGATGAAAAGAAACAAGCTCAACGTAAGTGGTCTTTAGATTATTATCATCGAAATAAAGATGAAATAAATAAAGAAAAAATGGAGAAATATTATGAAGAAAAAATTAGGGAGTTTCAAAAGAAATTGTCCGACTTGCGAAAAGGTGATTACTTATAAACGGAATGATATAATGATTCGAGCTGAATCACTGGGGTTTAAGTGTAGGAGTTGCACTCATAAAGGTGAAAATAATGGAAATTATAAACATGGATTGATGGTAGGTGATGGAAAAAATAAAAAATGTTTGAATTGTGAGAAGTTGATACACATTAGGTCAGTATATTGAAGGGCGTGTTCAGTAATTGGTGATAGAAACCCGTTTTATGGAAAAACTCACACCACATCTGTAATTAATGTTGTTATTAAATCAAATAAAAATAGAGCTGGAGTAAATTGTAAAGATACTACAAGAAAAAAACACAGAGTAAATATGATAAATAAATTAAAAAAATATCATCCTGATTTCCCAACTGGAGCTCCAATGTATAATGTAAAATCAATTTCGATAATAGAACGATACGGAAAAGAAAATAGTTACAACTTCCAACACGCAGAAAACGGCGGTGAAGTTCAAGTGATTGGATATTTTGTAGATGGCTATGACAAAGAACGGAATGTAGTGATAGAATACTATGAAAAACATCACAAATATCAAAAAGAACGAGATGAAAGAAGAAAGCAAGAAATAGTTGATCATCTGGGATGTAAATTTATAATAATAGAGGAGTAAAAATGCACGAAAGTAAAGAAGTATTTTATAAAAATTTGGAGTGGGGAGTAGACATACATACTAATACTATGTATCTCACATACGACATAGATGCAGATAGTTTATATTCAACAATGACCAGATTTGACCAGTTAGTTAAATACAATAAAGGTGAAGATATAAACTTGGTAGTCTCGTCTTATGGTGGAGATGTTTATGCGATGTTAGGAACAATAGATTATTTCAGATCACTTCCAGTAAAAGTGAATACTCATTGTTTTGGAGTAGCAATGTCCGCAGCAGCAGTCATCCTCGCATGTGGAACCGGAGTTCGTTCAATGAGCATAAATTCAACAATAATGGTGCATGAGGGTTCAGCATTTGAGTCAGGTAAAACATCAGATGTACTAAAAGGTGCAGAACACCTGAAAAAATTACAAGCAAATATCAATCGTATTCTCGGTAAAGTAACAAATAAAGACCATAAATTTTGGACGAGAATATCTAAAAATGATGTGTATTTAACGGCAGACGAAGCATTGGAATACGGCATTGTTGACATTATAAAATAGGAGTTATAAATTATGACTAAATTTATCAAAGATAATAAAAAAAGAGTAATCTACGGAAACGATGGTTCACCAGATACAATTGAAGTGAACCCACAGTCAAATAACATCATAGACAAAATGGAACGAGAATATCCAGAAATGATGAAAGAGTTTCGTAAAATACAAGAAGAACAATATGAGTTATTTGCCAAAAAACAGCAAGCATATGGAAAAAATTCTATTTTAATGGGTGGTGATATAAATAAATCTGATGATAGACAAATGGCACTATCAGGAGTAGTAATTAGATTGAATGATAAATTACAGAGATTATTAAATCTTGTATTAAAAAATAAGAAAAGTGCGGTAGATGAAAACGTTGAAGATACATTTATTGACATTGCAAATTATGCTAATATAGCATTGGTTGTTAGTAGAAAAAAATGGGGAAAATAGTTTTTCCTGATAGTTATTATAGAACAAGGACAGCATTCGACGGAGTGTTTCCTGAAACCTGTTTAAGTAAGGATAACTTGTTCTATAACATAAATCTGAACAGGAGAAATAAAATGATTATCTACAAAGCTACTAACAAAGTCAATAATAAAAGTTATATTGGTCAAACAATTAAACCATTAACACAAAGAATATCAGAACATTTACATGCATAACGAAATGATCCAGCAACCTATTTTCATAGATCAATTAGAAAACATGGGAACGAAAATTTTAGTTGGAAAGTTATAGATAATTCAGCAAAATCTATTGGTGAGTTAAATCTATTAGAACAAAAATACATTAAAGAATATCACACATTCCGTGGTGATCCAGAATGTAATGGATATAACTTAACTACAGGTGGGATGAATAAATTATTGTCAATTGAAACCATTAATAAAATAAGGAATACACGAATATCAAATAATGGTTATGCACACTCAAAGGAATCATTAGATAAAATGGTTGCAACTAGAACCAAAAATAACAGTTGGAAACATTCAGATGAAACCAAAGAAAAACTTAGAATATCGAGTACAGGACGTAAACATTCAGATGAATCCAAATTAAAAATGTCCATATCTAAAGTAGAATGGCATAAGACTGTTGATATCACTGGAAAGAAAAATCCATTTTATGGTAAAAATCATACAGACGAACTTAAACTTTATTTTAAAAAATTATATGCTAAACATTGGATAGTTACATTTCCAAATGGCAACACTAAAACATTTTTAGGTAAAAAAGAAGTTAAACAGTATATTATGGAGTATACTATGAAAAATAATGAAAAAGTAAGTTACTATAGTTTATTTTATTATGGTAAAAATGGTCACAACTGGAAAGTTGAGAAGAAATAGATGGACACCTTCAGGGACATTTCAGTTTATGGAATTATTGCCGAGATAGTTCGTAGGGGTAGTTGGGGAAAATAATGTATAGTTATAAATGTGACACTGGACTCTATGAATCAGATTCTTGGATCGGATTGATGATAGAAATAATTAAACATAGAACTTGGCATTTAGTAAACCACGGTAAGTGGATAGATTAGGAGAAATAAAATGAAAACTG